CCATTTGAGTGTATTCATGTTCTGGAATTTTGTCAGCCCACTTATCAGGTTCACCAAAAGCGGCAATTACTTCAAGTCGTACTTCTTCGTCAAGCATCTCAAATAAAGACTTCAAACCGTCTGTGTTAAACAAGTCCGCTTCGTCTTCTTCGGCATCGTGAACTTCTTCTTCAAATCCTTCACGGGCTGCATGCATGCCTTCCAAAAGGACTACCAAAGTATTCAACTCACCGCGAGACATTGGCCATTGACGGTTATTTAACTTTAGATGCTCTGAGCGCAGTTCTTCTTTTTCTTCTTCGTTGAGGTCGTTAGAGCGAATCTTAAAGTTGCGGTGTGCTTCGTCACGCTCAATATCTGATGCCCAGTCCGTACTTGGCTTAGAAGGGCGTTCCTTGGACTCCATAGCCACCACTGGGGTAGTTACTTGCTGTCCAGCGACTGTTGTCTTGTATGTAACAGAATTATTGGCGGAGCCTGAACTAATGGCATTTACAACTACTGGCTTTTCTTCTTTTCCAGCATTGATGTACTTGGTCATTGTGCGCAGGTCATCAATAGTGTCTGGGTATCCAGCCTTCTTGAGTGCTCGTCCCATTGCCTTTGAGCAAAGAACATGCCATGCATCGCTGTCTTTAATCTTTCCTGCATCGCTTTGAGACTTATAAGCCGTGATTACAATCGGGTCGCTAGGGAACCGTGTAATTTCCGCAACACAAAACTTTTCATCTGATGTCTTTGAGAAAGACAACGGAATGTTTAGTGATTGTGCATCGGCTTCGTGAAACTTAATTTCACCTTCTGGCCAGTCGGCCTTGAATAAAGCCCAGCGCAGGGATGTTGATAGATAGCCTTCTTGAATTGCCATTTTTATTCTCCTTATAGGGAATTGTTATTGTAGTGGGTGATTATTGATTATCCAACACTGCTGTTGGTGATTCTAGTTCCGCAATTTTTGTGCGTAATTGCGCATTGAGCGCCTGAAGAATAGCAATGTCACGGGACATGGCTGCTACTTGATTGCTTAGCGATTCAATTACAGCGTTTGGGTCTACTTGTTCATTCATTGTGTTTCCTATTGTTGTTCATCTGATGGTATGGGTGCCATTGGCACAACGGACATAATTTCTTCAATTGTTTTACCTACTATACCGTCTCCAAGAATTTTTACTCCTTGAGACAATATGTTATTGTAAAGACCTTCAAGCGAATTTAATCCATGAGTTAAAACCCATTGTTCTTTATCTTCAGGCTTACAAACCTTCGATAAAATATAATCGTATTTAGGGTCAATTTCCATTTATTTGCTCCTTTAGCAATTTAATTTCTGTATTCAGTTCTTGAATAGATTTTATACATATGGATAGTATTCCATTCGTATCAACTGCAAGCAAGTCTTCGTTATTTGAGTCTTTTTCGACCTTAACAACATCTGGGAAATTTTCTCTTACATCTTGGGCGATAAACCCATAGCGTTTAGGCTCTCCCTTAATGTGTTTCATATTATATCTTTTTATGGATATGTTACTTAAAAGAGGCAACACGGCACCCAAATCATCAAAGTCTTCTTTTAGTTTTATATCTGAATACAGGTAAGTTCCAGCATTAATAATTCCGCCATATGTAACGGTCATCGCATCATAGGCAGCGCCGAATGTATCCCAGTTTGTTGCGTTCCTAAAGTGGAGTCGCCCATCTCCCCATCCACCAGCACCAAGGCTTGCTCCAATTCTAAAACCGCTGTGGTGCTGGTATGTTCCTCCCCAAATGCCAGTGTCGGTAACAAATGACAGGAAGTTATACCCTTCTCCTCCTATGTACCCGTCGTCGCCGATTCTTGCAGTTTTTACACGACTTGAATACCCATCAAATCTTCCATATGCAGTTACACCGCCACCCGTTGAAGTGATTGTGCTTGATGCGGTAACAGAGCCAGCACCAGTAATATTATTATTATTAAGTATAAGTGTTCCGTAGAGCCAGTTAGTTCCCGTAGAGTAAATACCTGATGGGTGATACGAAGCATTTCCCGTACCAGCAACATTTGCATTTCCTTCATATGAATATGAGTTAATAACGCCGTTATTTAAATTTATTTGTCTTAAAAGTGTACCCGATGAGTTTTTTGAATAAACTCCAATATTGCCCACAGCCTGCCCTGCAATTTGTTCGTAGCAACCTATATCTATCCCTCCACTGAGTGTGTATCCAGGGCTAATTGGCCTAGTCGCTAGTTGAATTGCGTTGGTAAAAATAAGAACTGTATCTTGAATGTTTGCATTAGTTGAGTCGTCGTAACCATTAAAATATGCATTACTTCTGAATTGTGTTGGCTCAATTTGAAATCTGGCATATCTAACATTAAAAGTTTTTGATGTTAGTCCTCCTGAAGATAAAGACAAAGTATAGTTAGTTGCACCACTTGCTGTGTAAATACTAATATTGCCAGAACTATTAAGAGTGAGTGGTCCGCCAGTTAATGTTGTTGAACCAATAGACCATCCGCCAATTGTTCCGCTTCCTGTAGCAGTCAAAGTTGTGGCAGTTACGGCTCCAGTTATGCTTGCGCCAGTTGCTGACAGTGCTCCTGTATTTGAAACTTTAAAAGTTCCGACAGAATAAGTTGCTCCGCCAGACCATATGTTTCCAGCACTGTCTACATTAAACCAGTTAGGTGAAGTACCGATAGAAATAGTTCCAGCGGTTATGTTTCCTCGTACTGTTGCGCTTCCAAATTCAGATGAGCCGTCGTTGCGAATAATCCATCCAGTACTACCAGCAAGATAGTTGGGTGACTTGATTGCTCCGCCGACTACTTGAAGGGCGTACTCGTCTACGGCCTGTCCATTAACTCCACCACCAGCAGAGAAAAATCCTTTTGCTGGAGTTGCTTCTGAATGAGTGCCATTTGAGTTAAGAGAAATTACTTTAGTTAGATATGGCCTACCAGAAGTAGCCAAACCTTCCACAACGGCGCTTGATGTTCTTGCTGTTACACGAGTAGAATGTATTTCAACAATTAATTTTGCAGTAGCGGCAGCGGGTGTACCAGATGTATCTGGCCCAGCATTATTGTAGATAAAAGTTGTTGAAGTCGGGACGGATACAATTGGTATTGCAAAATCGTTTACTGTCGTATCTCCAGTACCCTCAATAATAATTTTTTGCCCGATTGTAAATCCATGCGCCCTGGATGTTGTGACGGTCGTGTTGTTTCCAGACCTGGAATAAGAACTGATTTTAAATCCGCCCTCATACAGAGAGCCGTCAACAAGTGCTCCACTTCCGTTTGTTCCGTTATTAGCGTATGAAAAAGTTCCACCAATAAAAGTTGGAGCATAAACTGCTGTTACCGCGGCATTGGTTACATTGTATGCACCATTGGTTGCATTTGCCATATTTACGGTAACCAAATCGCCGATTTGCAATAATGGCGCGTCTGCAGATGTTAGTGTCGCAACATTTGCGCTTCTGCTGGCAGCGGTTATTCTATTTAAAAAACTTGTTCTGTATACAACTACCTCATAGCCAGAAGCATTTTCTGATGAGTGTGTCTCCCAAGATACGGAAACCCTATTTGACATTCCCTGAACAGACGGAACTGGTGCGTTCCTAATTGAAGCGGCAGAAACTCTAGGCTGGCTGCTTACTAAAGTTTTTAAGCGCGAGCCTTCTGCCGAACCATAAATTGATTGATTCTGCAATTTAACCAATGCGTCTGGAATTACCGATTCAAATGTAAGTTGAACAGATGTCTGCATATCCGAGCCAATGCTTACAGATATTCCATTTACAATCCGTGGTTCATAAGACCCAATATCATATTCGACCAATACTTTGTCACCAAGACCAAAATCCAAGAATGCTTGGCGGTCTTCTGTTTCTACAAAGTCAATATCAATTCCAAAAGTAAGACCAGCGGCTTTTTTTAATCCAGCAATAGCGGTATTTGATACTGCAATAGTGTCATTTCCAGGACCGCTATAAAAACTTTCGCGCCTTCCGTGTGTGGTCAAAATATCTTTATCTTGGCTTGAGTTAATCATGTAACTGTTGGTTGCAAAAACTACAGAGCGTAAATCGCGTGATGATGTTTTTGTTTCTGAAGAGTTAGCCAGGGGCAATGGAAGCATTACTGCTGAAGAACCAGTAGTTCTATCTGTTCCAAATGGGACTACATAAAGGTTATTTGGTTTACGGGCAATTGAAACAACACCAGTTGGAGAAACATGCCAATGACATTCTGTCTGCTCACATACGGTATTTATTGTATCTAGTAGCGTTTTCCCATAATCTAGGGTTATGTTTCCGCCATCTTTGGGAGTAGAACCTTTTGAGTCCGTAAGTCCTTCACTAGAATTAAGAGTGGAGTCAAGACTGAGCGCCCATGAAACTTTATTTCCTGCACCGCCACGGCCATATTCAGTTCTTGTGTCTCCCCAAGTAGAACCTTGTTGCATTGATAATTCATAACCAGTATCTGCTTCTTTGAAAAGAATATAAAATCCGCCAACTGCCGTAAAAACGGTAGTTGCTAAAGAAAAAGTTATTGCTGTGGTTCCAAGCCGCGGTTCTGTTGCTTCAGAAGTGGGGCAAGCGTCCATCTGGAATGCTTTTTGACCATTTGCTGTTCCCTCTTGAACAAATGTGCGAGAACCTACATAGCACCACCTATCATCAAAATAAGCCAGGTTTGCGTCGCGCTCAAGTTTCCATTTTGTACTACCAGAACCTAGGTCGGTTATCATGTAAACACCATTATGAGCAGTGTTTGTTTGGTCCTTGACAAGGATTGTGTCGTTTAATCCTATTTCGCTAATTCCGTCTGTAGTTGGGAATGCTCCGTTTGCAGAAGCGGTTAATGTTCCGCTTAATTCGTTATACGCATAAACTGCCGATAGGTTTGCGGTTGTTGCAAAGCGAGCGAGAAACTCGTACCCTTTTAATTCGCGTGGGAGAAGTTGTATTCCTTCACCCATTTCTGCTTCTGAAGCAAGTGAATAGTTTTCTGGAAGAACTGCGGCCCATTCAAGTTGCCCTGCTATTCCTCTTCCTGCAATGGTTGTTTCTTGTGCGTATCCAGCCCGCTGAACATTTACATCCTCAATCAGAAATGTAAATACAAGAGTCTGATTACGCAGAATTTGAATTGCGTGAGAACCGTCAAATAGCACTCCAAAGCCAAATTCTGTATTGAATTGGTCGACAAATGTATCGTTGTAGTCGAGGGTTATTTTTCCGCTGCCAGTATCGCTAAGTTGGTCAGAGAACTCAAGAGATGTCCAGCGCGGTACATATGCTCGGATAGCAAGTGTTGTGGCATAAACAACACGAACATCCCATACCGAAAGAGGGGAAGTTGCCATTTAAAAGAATACCTTATTGTATGTAATTGCTACAGTAAAAGAGCCGCTAGTGCTAGATGCAGTAATACTATTATTTTGACCAGGGAACAATTCAAACCAATCTTGACGGTATCCAGACCTAAACAATGAAGAAATTACATTGCTTGAAGCCTTGGTAATTGTAAAAGCAGAGGTGTCAATAATTACGGATTGACCAGATGTCAGTGTCCCAGTGTATCCAATCTGGCCTGGGTAATTAGCAAGTGTTCCGTTTGTAATCCTAGGGTTTACTACAGTTTGTCCGCTATTTGCTGTAATTGTTATAGTCATTGCGGAAACTGGGGCACTGCCTATATTTGCACTTGTTATAGAAGATGTTGTTCCAGCGCCACTAGTGCCATTCAATGTTGCCGTAACAGAACTTCCAATCCATAACGGATTTGGATACGAGATATCAACCGAAAGCGTTGCGCAGTTAAATTGCTTAGCGTCGTCGTAGGAATATGCTGATGCAACTTCTGCATATGCGGTAAGGACCGTATCTACTGGTGCCCCAACCGTAGATAAGTAATGTTTTTCGATTTGCAAAGCGCCATTGTTTAGACCGTTTGGTGTTAAGCAATTAAGTATTCTATTTACATAGTCCATATTTTCATTGAACTGTGCTCTTTTTCCTTCTTCCGTTGTTGGTATTGCTCCAGTTGTGGGGTTCGCGTCGCATATCCAAATGTTCCAAGTGTCCGTGCGTGGTCCAAAGCGCTTCTCGCGGAATACGCTTCCGTGCATGATTGGGCTAGTTACATTCTCGCCTTTGCGCTCTGGCAAGCCAGTACTAACCGATTCAACAGACCAACCATAATTAGCCATTGATTCGCCGTTTACTGTGTACCATTCGGTAAATAGGGGATGAACTGTTGTGATGGCCATTATCCGAATAATCCTAGACTTGACATGTTCTGCATTCTACGAGCAATCGAGTCAGATGCTCGTTCTGGAACTGGGTTATTGACCGTAATACTAATAGGGTTGTTCGAGCCTTGTGAACCGTTCTGGGTATCGTGAGAGGCAGTTCTGGCGTATCGCTCAAGAACGCTGTATGGGGTGATGCGGGCTGCCGCATTGGGGGTAATTAACTCTGGTCCAGATTCACCAACAAGTGTTAGGCGGCCTGGACTAAGCGCTCCACCCTTTGCTGCAGCAGCAACATTGTTGTCTTTAACATATTTATCCCAAAGCGCCTGACGGGCTGCGTCTCTTGTGGCATTTGCTCCGCCATTAATATACTCAGTAACTGTTTTATATTTAGTTTTAAGTCTTTTGTTTGCGTCGGCAAGAAAGTTTGCGCGGGCCACTGCTCTTGACATTTGTGCACCTGGCGCAGTTGGCTCAGTTGGGGCAACATAAGTAGGAGAATTTACAAGTGCACCTTTATCTGCTTCACCAGTTGCGCCAGTTATCAACTTTGTCATATCTGGGCTGATAAATGGGGCAACATCTTTGTTTGTTACAAGACTTGCAAGGCCGTTGAAATAACCAACAGTTGCCCCAGCAAGACCTGGAATTACAACACCTGCTATGTTCCCAAAAGTATCTGCCACATCACTACCAGCGGCTTTTGCATTAATATAAGCGGTAGTGAGAGAATCTTGCGCTATAACAACATTCGCTGCTGCAGCGGCAGTTCTTCCTGCTGCAGATTCTTTAGCGGCTTCTGCATCAGTTAAATCATTTGTCGCTTTAGCCAAATCAGAAGATGCTTCTTTGGCTTCATCCTGAGTATTTACAAGAGCGTCTTGCGCATCCTGATATTCTGCAAATGAAATCTTACCCAGTCGATAGTCTCGTGCTGCTTGTTGGGCTGCGGCTGCGGCTGTTTTAATTTGTGATTTTTCGTACCTAGTTACATCGGTACCCTGATTGCCACCAAACTTATTAGCCGCTTGGTTCTTGGCACGAGTAGCAGCACTGATAGACGAGTTAAGCATTTCTGCCGTATTTAATACTAGGAACTTTTTGAGGTCCACTTTTGCTTGGTCAAGGTTTAGTTTTGCATCGATTAAGGCAGTAAAAACAGTTAATTTGCTTGTAACTTCTGATGTTATTGATTTAATTAAATCAGTAATTGGGGTCTTTATAAGCGATTTTGCCGCATTTACGCCTTCAGCAAACTTGGTCAGGAAATTTCCGCCCAAGTCTTTTGCGCTTTTCCCACCAAGGGTAGTAGCCATAAGGTCGTACACGCCTTTTGAGACTTTACTTCCTTGCAACTTTACTGTTTTAGCAAGTGCTGCTTGGTCGTCTGCCTTGCTTGTCTTTCCTGTTGTGTCAAGTCCTGACAATATGTCATCGTACGGGTTCTTGTTCGCCTCGGCTTTTGCTTTTGCTGCTGCGGCTGCCTGTGCCACGGTTAAAGCGGCAACTTTTTTAGGGTCAGGAGAACCGCTGGTTCTGTAATTGCGCATCTGGTCAGCGCCAGACATTGCAGACCAAATATCTTTTGATAAATCCAGTGCCGCTTTGATTGCAAACGGAGTTCCTGCAGTTATTCCGTTTGCAACACCTTGAGCAATTGGAATTCCTACTTTTTCGTGCATTACAGTTGAAGGAGACTTAATTCCAAGAGACGCTTTATATTCATCAATAATGGCTTGTGCGCTTTTTTGTGCAGCGGTTCTTAAATCTTTTTCGCCAGCACCAACGCCAGTTGCTATGCCGCCACTAGTGTCTTTTCCAGCATCACTTGCTTTTGACAAATCTATATCGTCGGTAGAGAAAGTTTTTGAAATCCATTCTGGTGTAAATTCAATTCTTGTTCCGCTTAAATCAAGATTTTTACCTAAAATGCTGGAGAACATTTCTGTAATAGTTGTGTCGCTCATGCCAATTTTTTTCAACTGATTTGAGTACGCATCATATGCTTTCTGAGCAGCAACTGCTCCTGCTTCTCCTCTTACCTTTTCGTCTCCAGCAGTATTGGCGTATGTTGCATTACCAATATCAAGAACGGATTGCGCCGCTTCTGCGACCGCTTTTCTAGCCTTGAGCGATTCTTCTGAGTTGGAGTTAAAGTTTCCTCCAGACTTTCCTAAAGCCTGAATAGAATCTTGTACTGCTCCTCTGTACGCTATTTCCGCATCAACCATTCCCATCTGTGAACTAAACAATGCTTCTTGTCCTCTTTTTACTTCCTTTAATGCTTTGGTGTACGCTTCCATCAAACTAGCCGCATCATTGATTGACCCATTGAGTCCGTCGCTAAATGCCACACTTAGGCTTGCTATGTCGTCAGAAAGAGTGAATACACTTTGGCTTGTAGCAGCAACTGCGCTAGATGTTTTATTAAATGAATCGATTACATCCTGGCTAGTAATGACTGATATTTTTTGCTCTTCTGCGTAATTTTTAGTTCCTGCAGTTAATGCGTCAATTTTTGTGCTGAAAACACCAGCGTTATTTGTGAGCAACTCAAAGACAGTTGAGCCTTTTGTGTTTCCATCGACCGACTTGATTGCGGCTCTTGCATATTCTGTGGTTGCAATTTCGGCATCTTTGGTGCTTCCGCCAGCAGCAATTACTGAATCACTTACAACTTCTAGCGTTTTAATAAATTGCAAAGCCGAGCCACTTGTTGAACTCAAAGAATCGCTAAGTGGTCTTGTTATGCCTTGCTGAGAAGCCATGTCTCTTTCGAGGGTTTGTCTTACTGCTGCTTCAGTTCTATACTCTTTTTTGAGCCTTGCTATGTATGTTCCAAAATCACCACCAGTGCTTGTTGCCCGTAAATATCCACCGCCCGATTTTGTTTCTCGTGCATCGTCAAAACCTTTGCTTATTCTTGCCTTGATTAGCGCGGCTCCATCCCTTTCTGCATTTATCAAACCTTTTTCTAGTTCAGACCTACTTACGCCGTACAAATCAGCATAAAAATCTCGCGCGGGTCCAGCAGTTGCTACATCTCCAGCAAACTCTCCAGCGGCAGCCATTGCCCCAGACATTCTTGCTTCTTTGGTCATTTTTGAAACATTGTCTGTTACTGACTGAAGGCTCTTTTGTATTTTTTTGCCTTCTTCAGTAAGTTTATTTTCTTCGTCTCTAGGGAGTAAGAAATTTCTAAATTGGTCTTGAGCAGTAACACTGCTTGTTGATTTACCGTTACTTGAATAGTTGTATTCAATATTTACACCAATTACCAATGGTGCGACTCTAAAATTACTGAGTTCGTCTTTTAATCCTCTTACTTCGTCTGATACGCTTTTTACTGGCTTATTCATGTTTTTAAACAGCGATATTGTTTTACTAATTACAAATGTTGCGGCCATCATTCCGAGAACGAGTGCGCCCATTCCAAGCATGGCCTTACCTATTGTTGCATAAAAAACTTTAAGAGTAAGTGCTGTTGCGGCAGTAATGGTTCTAAAAGCGCCCATTGCGCCAGCAGACCCTACGGCTGCCCCTCTTTGCGCAAGCATTAGTTGAATGTTTTTAAACAAACTATTAGACATATTTATTTGCGATGTTGCCGCTGCTGTAGTTACCGCTCCTAATGCGCCTATGCCACCCGCTGTGGCCCTTGCAGCAGCACCAGTAATTCCAAGTCTTGCAGCAAGACCAGAAGTTGCGGCAGAAGTTCCTGTTACTGCAGCCCCAGCAGCAGTTGAAGATGCTCCTACCGCTCCCATAGAACTTATGTATGACTGGCCAGTTATAATATTTTTAACCATGCCAGTTGATTGGTCACGGAATCCGTTTGCTAATCCTTGCAATGCAACAGTTGTAAATGCTTTCAATCTAATAAAAGTTGCAAGACTTCTAGTGAAGATTGTAAGTCCAATTGCTGCACCTGCAAAACCAGCCGCAGTTCTAATCAGCCAATCGTTGCGGGCGAAAAAAGCAAAAGCGGATGCTGCTTGTTTTCCTAAATCTGCAAGTGTTTTAATGAAGGGGGAAATTGCATCGCCGATTCTTACAAACGCAACTCTCATTTCTGCAGAAGCAGCGTTCATTTTAAAACCTAGAGTTTCTTGCATTGCCTGGAATGCCTTATCGGTATCTCCAGTTGCAGAACCAAGTTCTTGAAATATCAAGGCGTTTTTTTGCATGCTGGGGCCAATCAAAGCACTGATTGCAGTCAGCGGCCTAACATTTCCAAAAACTTTGGACATTGATTCAGCGTTATCACCTAACGCGCCATTTAGTTGTTCAAGTCCAGCAAAAAAACCTTTATTCTGAATTGTCTCTCTCAATGTCGCAGCAGATATTCCGTATTTGCTTAGTTCTGCAGTTGCCTGAGCAGTAGGCTTTAATAAACTAGAGAGAATCTGGCGTAACTGGATTGCCGCCGTTCCAGCGGGCGCTCCTTGACGAGTAAGTGCGGCTACAGATGCAGCAACATCTTGAAATTTTAATCCAAAAGATGCCGCTACTGGGAGAACCTTACCCATTGCTGGGGCAAAAGAAGCGGCTTCCGCTTTACCTTCTCGCACTGCAGCAACAAGTACATCGGTTGCAATCGCCGCGTTATACATTCCTGGCGCGTAAGCGTTCATTACGCTTGTTGCCACATCCGCTACACCTTGAGTGGTTCCAAGACCAGCAGAAGCCGCGCGAGCAGAAACATTAAGAACATCGAGTGCTTCGGTTGTATTTTTAATACCAGCAGATGTGATGAAGTAAAGAGCATCTGCCAACTCTTCTGGTGCTTTTCCTACGGAACCAGCCATATCCAAAATGGCCGAACTCATTTTTTTGATATCTACGGCAGTAACGCCTACCAAACCCTTAATAAGCCCCATAGATGTTTCAAAATCTTTAGAAGCCTGGATTGCATTTTTGCCAATTGTAATCAAAGGCATGGCTACCTTGTACATCATGAGGCTGCCAGTCATACGCATGGCATCGCCAGCAGCACGGTATGTCGGTACCGTATTCATCATTGAACGGTTCATGCCGCCAATGTGGGAGTTAAGGCCGCTCATAGCCGAACCTGCGGTATTGGCTCCACGGGTGACGCCGCTGAACATGCCCTGAGCCTTGCCAGCGCCATTAACCGAAACAAAAATTTGTTGACTTAACGGGGGTAAATTAATACCACCGCCACCTGGGGAACTCATGTCATAAGTATTTCATTGTTTGGACAGCAACGCAAACGATTGCAGCATAAACAGAATCATAAATCATTTTTTAACACTCATGCCCATTGCTGCTGCAAATTGCATTATGTCTGAGCCTTGCGCTTTTTGTTTCATGTGTCCAGCGCTTTCAAAAACAATTGCTGCTTGCGCTGGACTACATTCCCAAAACTCGTCTAGGGTTCTACCTGTTTTAGTCCAGATGCTGAGCCAGTCTTTCCACGGGAGGGTTTTGGTTCCTTCGGAAGTTGGTTTTCTAGTTCTGCGTTTAGCGCTTGGCGCTGCTCCTCCGCGAGTTTTTCCGCCTGACGCAACAGACGACTCGCTGTTGTAGGGTCCACGCCGTTACAGATTGACCATGCCATTGCAATTGCATTTTGATAGTCAGTTAGCGCTCCTTCCAACATTGCTTCACCGATTTTTTGTTTGTCTTGCGCTAAGCAAATAGACAATGTTTCACGGCAGGTGCTAGAAGCACGAGTTTCCTGCATCTGTTGCCATTGTTCAAGGTCGCCGAAACGGTCCTCAATATCTGCAATGGTGTTGTGGTTAAAACGAACAAACGCAATTTCTTTTTCAAAATCGCCCTCTTCATTAAACTTGCGCTTCCATGCTCCACCTTCTGTGCGCTCTAAGACCGCAAGTTGGATTGGAACACCTTTATTTTTTAATACAATTGGGGTATAGTCCATCCGCTCACTATACACATAGGGTGGGTATAAAGCAAATGACGGCCCCAAAGGACCGCCATTCGCAATTTTGGACTGTTTGAATTAGGCTGAAAGGCCAGTTACTGCTTCGCGGAACTCAACTGTTCCGAATGCACCAGTGTAAGCAGAAAGAATTGCTTCTGCGTCAAACTGTGGCTGGCTGAAGTTGTCGGTCGAACCACCCATGATTGAACCGCCAGTTACTTGGCACTTGTTGAGAACCATTGCAATTTCAGAAAGGTCTGACTCAATATCATTGATAAGGAATTCAACCTTGAAGTAAGGAAGGCTACGGCTGTTAAATTCGTAGGAAGCGGTTTCTGATGAAGAACTACCTGCTGTTGCAACTGTGCCGCCGTAGATGGTTTTCATAACATCAAGGCTCAATTCGCTGTATGTAGCAGAGAAGTTAAGACGGTCAATCTTGCCTTTCTTGGCAAGAACCTTTCCGCCGTCACCCTTGAGTTCTGCTGTAACGAAGTTTGCTTCAACTGTTACTTCCTGAATACCAGGAACATCAACTGCAGCACCATAGGTGGCTGATGAATCCGTGTCGGTAAGCATTTCGTATACTTTGCAATCCGCAACATCGAATGTGATTGTCGATTTATCTGCTGCCATGTTATTTAACTCCTAAGTCCTGAGATTAGTCTCATTTTATACCTCTACTTGTGCAGAAGTGTGAAAGGGTAGTGATTAGACGAGAGAGAGAATTTCGTGCCCGACAATGCCAGTTGGCTCAGAGCCAACGGATGCCTGATACTTCTTCACAGCCTCGTGTGTGTGAACACAGAAGATTCCAGTAGATGGGCAAGTGATGCCCTTAGATACTAAATATTCTTGAACATTCTTGATTGCAACACCAGCGTCACCGCGCTTGAAGGTCTTGCCCGAATCGGCAACAGTTTTTTCGGCTTTAGCCTTTTTGACTGCTTTTACTTCTTCGACGATGATTTCTTCAATGGCAGCAGGTGCTTCTTCGGCAGGCGCTTCAGCAGCAGGTGCTTCTTCAGCCACTACTTCTGCTTCAACTTCAGCAACCACTTCGGCAGGTGCTTCTGCTGGTGCTTCAGGGGTATCATTAAAATCTGTCATGGTCTACTGCTTTCAGGCTGCTGGTTTGTCACCAAAGAAAGAGGCAACCGCTGGGTCACCAATCTTCTTTGATACTACTGCAAAAACGGTGGCAAGCATAGGGATAGCCATTGCCATAAGAGCAGGGTCAACATTGTACTTGCTCATGAAATAGATTGCAATGCCCATGACACCGCCCTTTAGTCCTTGGTCACTAACTTGTCCCATAAATACCTCCGTATAAAGATTTAAAGGTATTTTCGCAGACTATTATCGTATAGTCTAATTAACACCAGAACGCTGTGAAATCCTGCGCATCAGGTCAGCCAGAACAGAGTGTGAAACTTCCGAGTTGCCGTCAGTGACGGAATCAACTACGCCTCGTTTTTGTTCTATCAATTCGTATATGTCTTCATCAATAGTTCCAGCACACATAATGTAATAAACTTGAACATTGTTTACTTGTCCGTAACGATGGCATCTATCTTCGGCTTGGTCGTGAATTGCGGGCGTCCAATCTTGCTGAACAAATAGCACATCAGAAGCCGCGGTTAATGTGATGCCAACTGAACCAGCCTGAAGGTTAAGGACAATAACCCGTGCGTTTGCATCGTTTTGAAATGTATCAATAGCATTTTGGCGAGCAGCCATCTCATCTTTTCCGCTTACTCTAAGACCGCCGTACTTTTTGGCGAGAGTATCTACGATGCTGACATTATGAGCAAACACAACAAGTTTTCTATCGGTCGATTCCAAGAATGAATCAATCCACTCATAGGTTGCTTCTAACTTTGCCTCAGTAGCAAGTTTCTTTAGAACACCCGTCTTCACTAGATGCTGAGCGGAGTCTTTGGCCTTGTAGCCATTCTCTGCAAGAAATGAAATTAAATCTTTCTCAGCCCGCATGTAGGACATCATCTCGGTAGCCGAACCAGTCACCGTAACAATGTTGCGGGATTTTGCTGGAAGGTCTTTGAGAACATCTTCTTTAATTCTTCGGATATAGCAAATTTGGCGCAATCTGATATTTAGTTCGTTTGTATTTGTTGCTCCAGAAGTATCCCAGTGGTAGCCATCGTAATAAGCGCCCGCATACCGCTTCAGGAAGGCCCATTTGCCTCCAAACTTGCCAAGCACTCCCAAGATGTCTAATTGACTTACAATCTCTTGTGGGGCGTTTGTGATGGGTGTACCGCTTAATAACAGAACCATTCCCGACTGGGGAACATACTTTGCTATCTGCATCACATTTTTAGTTCTGGTAGCGGCTGGGTTCTTGACATAATGCGACTCATCACAAATCATTGCCTTGAGATTCATGAACTTTAAAGCCCCGACAAACTTAGTTACAATGTCATAGTTTGTTATAATTACATCTGCTTTTGTCACTTCATCTTTGGAGTTGAGAATCTTGACTTCTCTATGGGGTGCCCACTTCTTCCACTCTCGTGACCAGTTTTCTTTAAGCGACTTTGGGCATACGACAAAAACTGGGTAAGCCTCTTCTTTTTCAATAGCCGCAATGGCTTGAATGGTTTTACCAAGCCCCATTTGGTCGGCAATAAAGCACCTTCTAGTCTCAATTGCGTACTTAACTCCAGCCTTTTGATAAGGCATCAGTTCTCCAGTAAGACGGCTTATCTCTATGTCGGCATCTACGGCGGAAGAACTTTCAAGCAAATTAGCCGCAGACGAGATGTTGCCTTCTAGTTCGTCTCGCAGGTCTTGATGCAAATCAAAAGAGAACCTGAAAGCAAACTGCATTAGTTCTTGAGTAATGCTTGCTGTCCAGCGCTTATCTTTGGTGTCCCATTTTTTTCCAGGAAGGAACTTGATTGCGGCTATAACTTCTTCGTTGTATTCAAATTCTACGATTGCCTGTTTTTTATATGGATATATGCGGCGGGCAATTTGCTTTGGCTTTTTAGTTTCTTCTTCCGCAAATACATCAAGAGGGAAACCGTATGATTCAGCAAACTCGTGCAAATCATTAGTGTAGCGAGTGCTCACAGTCCAGACAGAGTGCTTTGGGTTCCATGAAGCGGTTGGAAGGTCGGCAATAATATCTACTAATGATTGCTCATAGGGAAATGTTATTGAGTAAAGATTTCCATGCTTTTTTATGGATTTCATTTAGAGAAGTAAAGACTTTCGGTATAAAGCGCTCTTCGCTCTTTTGGCGTGGTATTTCCCCAAACCCCAAAAAATATCTCGTTCTTTATTGCATAGTCTAAACATTGTTTTGCAACTGGACATTTAGAGCAAATTTCTTTTGCTTTTCTATAAAGGGCAATTTCTTTTCCCATATGTTCTTCGGATGGAAAAAACATGTCTGTCATGCTCGTGCAAACTGCCTGCTCAAGCCACGGTTCTTTAATGCTCATTGTTCCCTTTGATTGTAGTTTTTATCTTGCTAAAGCAGACCAGAGTTCCAAGTCGTGCGATTCTGGGTCTAGTCCAGACAATTCGCTCTGTTGCTTATGAATCATTATAGCGTTTGCTAACACTTCTGCGCGCGAATTGTTGTCATTTCCGCCGAACATCATTGTTTTTACTTCGGTGATTCTGCGTTGAAGACCCGCTTTGTAGCGTAGTGCTTTGCGTTGCCATCCGTCAAATTTTTCTTTTTCAAACTTGTATTCTTCTGAATCAACAATGTTCAACTTGACATCTTCTGTCATCATTGAAATCCTGTCACGGTGATATGTCATTTGGGAATCTAATTCGTTAAGAGCGTTGATGAGTGAATTAAGCCAGTTGGCGTGGTTTTCTGGACTATTAAGAAAGTCCACTTCTTCGTCTGTCGCTTGGCCTTTGCATTCACGCTTAGCCATATCTTGAATATCCATTAATTCCTACTTAATTGCGCCCTTGTGGGCATTTGGTAATTGTACAGGCGTGGGTATTTCAACCCGCCATAAATTAGTCGCTTTTAAAAACTGCGCTAAGCAAATGTGCTACCAATGCGGTGACGCTAATTATAACCCCATAGGTGCGCGTTTGGCCGCTGAGCGTAATTAGAACTAATCCAGTACCGCCAAGTGTCCATGACAATTCATTAATTTGGTCCGCTATTTTTTTCAACATATTTGTCTCCTACCGTCTCGTTCTTGTGGAACGCTTTTTGTTTGTGTCGGGGGCACCGCCGCCACCGCCGCTATTACCTGAACCGCCTGGTGTTCCAGAACCGCCAGAATTTCCTGTTGGTGCACCGCCTGCACCAGGGGCAGCAAGCATTGCTCCAGCAGCAGCCGCTGCTACAACTACTCTTCTTGTCCCAACATCAACCGCTGAACCGAGCGGGGCATATGCGTCAATTGCACCATCGAACACATTAATTTCAGATTCCATCGATTCTCTTACTTCGGTTGGTGCGTCCTGAACAGCCTCAACTAGTTGTGCTGCTTCTTCTGGTGTTACATTTGATATGTCAACAGCGTCAAAAATTTCTGTTGCCTGTTCTCCGTCAATGCTTTGCAAAACCTTTCCGCTCGTGGCAAGGTCTGTTGCTTGGTCTTCCGTAACGCCGTTTTCAATTACTGAATCAACTGCGGCCGCAACCTGGTCTGGTGTAATTGTTTCGGATTCCAATACTCCAACCAGTTCCTCAAACTGCTCGTTTGAAATTGGCTCATCCAAGACCGCTCCGATAATTGCATCAAACTTCTCATCAGAGATTGGCTCGTCAAACACGGCTTCAAGGGCATTAGTAAACTGCTCTGTAGTTAAAGGCTCGTCAAAGACCGCTTGTACCGCAGTATCAAACTGTTCGTCACTCAAAGACTTAGTGTCTTCAAACACTGCGCTAACAGCGTCTTCAAACTGAGCGTCAGAAAGCGGACCATCAAACACTGCCGTAACCGCATCTTCAAACTGTGCTTCAGAAAGTTTGGTTGGGTCTTCAAAGACCGCATCTACAGCAGCAGCAAAGTTATCATTAGACATGGGTCCGTCAAACACTGATTCAATAACCGTAGCGAATTGAGTATCTGTTAGTTCTTGGTCAAGAAGCGAGGAGACAACAGCGGTAAGTTCTTCTGGCGTTCCTGCATCTGCAACTAAATCACCAACGGCATTTGCAAGTCCTGCATTAGACATAGGACCATCAAAAATATCTGCAACTGCAGCATCAGCAGCGTCTTGGACTGCTTCTGGAACAACTATCGGCGGCTCGTCCGTTTGTGTTGTTGTCTCTTGTTCTGGGGCATATTGTGGTACCGAGGCGGCGGGTCCATCACCCTCGGGGTAACTTTCGCTCGTGGGTGTCTCAACTGGGGTTACCTCCACTGGTGTATCAAATATTGTTTCAATAAGAGTCGTTGTAGTTGGGGAAATTGGTGTTTCTATTTCAGGAATTGAGACAGTGGTGTTTTCTGTTGGAGGTGTTTCAATAGGTGGAGGAACAACCAGTGGTTCCGTAGTAGTGGTATTATCGGGGTATGTGGTTGTGGTCGATACCTCTGTTGTTGTGGTTGTTGATGTTGTGGTGGTCGTGGTAGTAACGGGAGTTGCACTAACAGTAAATGTCTCAACCATTGACGAATAGACACTAAGTGTGTCGTTGTCTGCACGAACCCTAAATTGGTACTCAGTTCCGTTTGTAAGGTTGTAAACAACAGCCCATGTATTTCCAGTTGAAATAGCATAGGAAGTTTCCCAGTTATTGTCTGAGAAGAAAACCGCATAGCGCTCTGGGTGTGCATATCCTTCACCTTCTTCTGGAGCATCCCAGGAAAGAGCAACGCTTCCTTCATATGGAATTGCACGGGGGTTTGTTGGAGTCCTCATAGCCAATGGTGGCAAAGTTGTCGTGGTCGTACTCGTAGTTGTGCTGGTCGTAGTTGTTGTACTTGTTGTACTTGTTGTACTTGTCGTAGTTGTGGTGGGTGGAGCGTTTGTCGGAGCAGAAGCAGACTCCACTACATAGGAAGTTCCGTACCATGAATTGGGGTTTCCACAACAGACACTTGTGCGAAGACGATATGTCCCAGTGTTTTGAACACTGTAGGAAATGTATGAATCCAAGCCATAGTAGTCGTCATTTACGGCAAGAACCGTGTTGTCGCCGTCGTACAACCACAATTGGCTATCAATTCCGTACTGCTGAGCGTAGGTTCTTATGGTGAAAGTCGTACCAGTCTCAAGGACAAAGTAATAGTCGTTTGGTCCAGTTGTAGTAAAAGTTGTTGTTTGGGGGACTTCATCAGCCGCTTTTACGGCGCTGAAACCAAAACCACCCGTTATGAACTGAAGCAAAGCGTAAAGTATTAAAGAAGCGCCTATTTTTCTATTCACCCCATAATTATAAAATAATTATATGGATAGAATATGTACTTCTTTGGTATGCCTTACGCAGGCTTAGGAAGTGCCCGCCATGCTGCTTCAAATTTTGCAGCATCTTTTGCCATCTCTGGAGAAAGTTCTACATGCAACCACATACCGCCGAAACTTCCAGCGTTATCATCGACGGTAAAAATTTTTACCCCAGCAGAATTTTCGCCTCTTGAGCACCTGAACCCGCGACCATAGCCCTTGTTCTTGTCTTTAGTGTTTGCATCATATGCATAGTCGTGAATTTCTTCAATGCCGAGTTCTTTGGTGTGAGCAAGGAACCAGTCCCACATAGCAACGCCGACTTTGCGGTCTGAATAACCAATGTCGATAGCAGCACCAGTGGCGTGAACTGACATCCACTTTTCCATACCTGGGTCGCCCATCTTCTTGCCTTCAGTATGAGAATTTCTCATCAATCGCGGGGAATAAATCCCCAAATTCTTGGTTTTCCAACGGGCCGCACAAAGCGCATTTAATTTTTCCGTACCTGGCTGAGCACCTTTTCCGTCAAAACTGGGGTAATAAGAATATTTTCTTGGCATGACCCAAGTATATACCAGTATAGGCTGATTATCTAATTACTTCTTAGTTCGTAGAAGCCTTTGCCCCAAAGGGTGAGGAGTCTTTCAAAGTACTTCTCGTACAAAAGAGCATTTGCTTCTAAGCCGAAACGGTTAACTGCGTATTCTCTGATTGCCTTACGGTCAAGACTCGGAGCGGCAACAGCAGCATCAATGAATTGTTGCAATGAGCGACAACGGAATCCGTTTACTCCGTGAACGATGTTTTCAGGGAAAGCGCCCCAGTCTGTACTGATTACAGGGGTTCCACACGCCATAGCCTCAGCCACAACCAGACCAAAAGGTTCCGTGTAAATCGTGGGCACAAATGAAGCAATCGCCCCACCCATCAACTTGGCTCGTTCTTCCGTCCCCACAACGCCTACATACTCACCGTAATCGGGTACAGTTCCATGCCCAGCGACGATGAGACGCTTTCCTAGGTGTCTACAGACATCTACTGCCACCTGATAGCCCTTACGGTCAATTAAGCGTCCTATGAAGAGGTAGTAGTCATCTGGAGTCTCCCTGAATGGGAAGTCTTTGATATCCACATGGCCAGGGATTACATCGTCATAAAACTGACCATCAACATCGTTGGGATTGCCAGCCGCCGCCCCATAAATAACATGCATCCAAGCGTAGGACTCAAATACCTTATACTTGGCAAAAGCACCGCCATACCCGACCTCAAACTCTACGGTCATATTGCTTGGGAAGGCGTCAGCGATTACTTTGTGTGCCCGTCCACCGATTACGCAAATAAAATCTTTGGGCTGAATTCGCTTAGCCATCTCTTCAATGGCAGTATTGTTAAATTTAACCCAATGAGGCAGTGAGTAATCAAAAGAGGCAAGGGAGTAATGCTTGCCTTCTAGCGAGTCAAGGCGTTCCTGTTCTGAGATACACATGATGTTCTCGTCGCATGGAGCATCAGTAAATTCTC